ATAGGAAGGATGGTGTTTTACTAATGGCTAAAAAAGAACCTGTAGCATGGCTTTACGAAGAGTTTGATGTTAAGTCTGGTGACCTAAAGAAGTCTTATTTATGGTCGTTTCATCCTAACCAGCTTTCATATTTAAACGACTTAAAGAATACAACGCATCATATTAAGATAACACCATTAGTGCCTGGTGAACCTGTAGAGGAGTATAAAGGGTTATCTAAGTACGATAGTAAGAAACTAACGGAGGCTCATGGTGGACTCTAAACCACTTACACAAGAAGAAATTATAAAGGTATATAAAGAAGCATTTGGTAAGGGTGACCAACTTGTCACACTTGAAAAGATATTTAGATTTGCTAGACTTATAGAACAAGCTCATGGAGTTAAAAATGTACACTAAACTAGATGACCAAAGACAAGCAAAGTTTATTATTAAATACATAGACGAACATCCTGGTTGCAGTATTAAAGAAATTGTGCAAGAATGCGTAACTAATAGGACAAGGTTAAAGTATTTAGAAAGCCAAGGATATTTTAGCTTACCTAAGTGGACTTATAGCAATGAGCTAGACAAACGATTTAAAAATAGGAATTATGTGTCTGTAACTGTAGGCAGGGAGTATGGTAAATGGACTTAGCAGAAAAGATATTAGATGTAGTAGTATGGTTGTTGATTGTTGGCGGTATGGGTTGGTTTGCTTATGGTTGTTATCAGTTAATTGATTTATTTTTTCTAAGGGGATAGTTATGGTAGATATGGTGAATAGACCTCCACATTACTTAGTGGGCGGAATAGAAGCAATAGATGTGATTAAAAGTCGTTTAACTAAAGAAGAATACATTGGTTATCTTAAAGGCTGTAAGCTCAAGTATGACTTACGTTATCCATTTAAAGATAATCCACAACAAGATTTAGAAAAGTCTGATTGGTATAAGAACAAACTATTAGAAACTACAAGAGATGATGATGCTGTAAACCCACCTGAAGTGGAAGCTATCTTAGAAAGGTTTGATGATGAATAAGATATATTGGGTATTTATTACTGTATTAGCTGCATTAGCTATTTGGGGAACTGAAAAGGCTATGGGTCAAACTACTACTATTCTTGCACCAGATGGCTCTGTAACCGTCTGTCAGGTTGGTAGTAATGGTGTGATTATCTGCGTCTAGTCATCCATAGGAGTTAGTTCGCCATAGAGAGCTAACTCTTCTCCGCTAATCTCTATAATAGAGTCGTCATCTAGTCCTATGACAATAGTGCTATCTCCATGCAATGCTTCACAAGATATGATAGTTCTACCTAACATGTGATTACAGATAATCTCTACTTCTGACCGTTGCATAATCAATCCTATATATTTACTAAAGAGTCTTTGACAATCTTTTCTGATTTAGCAGACCTAGCCCAACTACCGCAATCTTGACATTGAAAGCGTTGATAGATAGCAGTTCTACTTCTTTGAGTGCCACGAGATTGTAATTTATTTGAACCGCAATTTGGACAACAAATCTTTTCAGAATACACATTATGATTAGGATGTGATTTAATCCATCCTTTAAATTTATCGTAAACCTTTTCTAAAAGAATAACATCATTTTTGTTATATTCTTCCATTATTTTCCATGATTTACGGTCATTATTCATACATTTAAGCCATAGTGAATGACCTTCGTGTGCTGTCTTGCTACCCAACCCTAAAGCCTGTGATACGTAATCTAGTTTATTAGAAACAAATCTAAACTGTCTACGAGCTACCTGTAATAAATCTATTTGCTTAACAGGGCTTGGTGGTGGCATATTATTTAAAAGAAACTCTTTATGAATAATAGGTATATCAAAACGAGAGCCATTATAATGAACTATTGCATCAGCCTCATCCATGAGTGCATGAATAGATTTAAGCATATCATCCTTACCATGCTTATAAACTGATTTAAAATATAACTTATCATTACCATACCATTTGGCTGCGTAACAAAGAGTATATGATGATTCTAGCAATTGATTGATAGATATGTTCTGGTCATAAATTCCCCAAACATGCGCTGTGTTAGGTGCAACTTCCAAATCCAAAAGTAGTATCTTCAAGTAACTCTCCTAGTGTTGAGATACTTTATTATACACTAAATACATAATAATCAATAAGAATACATATTTAAAATGTGTGATAGCACAAAGAATATCGCAGATAAGATAATCTAACATATCTTAATTTTGGCTGTTTTAGCTTGTTTTAATTTGTCAAAGAATTTCTTATAAGCTATTTTAGAGTTACCGATAAAGTCTTTACCTGCCCATGTTGTGCCAAGTAATATACATCCATCTGTATCTGCTGAAGTATTACCTGAATGAATACGAACACCTGTGAAGTTAGGAACGTTTAGTATGTGTGGCATGTCCTGTTTAAAGCGTACAGACTTGTCTATGATAAGTTTATATTCACCTGTAGGGATAGCAGTTTTACCTAAAACTTTAGTGCCATTTCTGACTACATCTTCTAACGTATAACATTCATATACACCGTCTACATACATCTTGCCTACTGTATGCGTATCTTTAAATTCAAACCTTTTTACTTCAATCAACATAAGAATTAATGTACTTTAAAAAAATAGTAAGATAATCCATAATTGCCATAAATACTAAAGCAATACCCATGACTAGCAATAACATTCCTACTACAATAAATTTAAGTATAGATAAGCCAACAAAGTTAAGTATGTTTAAAAATATCATTTAGCACTTTTTTTAATGTGTAGTAATGAGCGTTCACCGAATAGATAGAAGCCTACAGCACTAGCAAAGTTATCTACTTCAGGTGTTGCTGTACCGTTAAGGTGCATAATAACCCATGTAGAAAGCACAAGCAAACCTATAACAGGTCTCATAAGTCTTATGATAGCTTCTACCCAAGGGTATGATGGATTACCACCACCAGCTTCATTCATAACTTTAAAGAACTCTAAGTCAATTTGTTTCATTTGAGTATATTGTTCTATAGTAGCTGGCTTGAATTGGTCAGGTGCTATAAACCGATTAATAAGAGACTTACCTAAGTCTACTGCTAATGGTCCTAATGCTGCTAATATAGTAATTGGGTCTATGATATTCTCCTTATAATTCTTTAGGGTCAAAGCCATACATCTTGGCTACACGTTTTTGTAGTTTTAAAAATAAACCTTTATGGCTTGCATACTGCTCGGTTTTAGGTGAATCTAGATATACGCACATATGGATAATCTCATGGCATAGAGTCATCATGACAGGATATAGATGAGAATGACGTGCAGTAGATATAGTGATAACATGAGGCTCACCTTGTTCTGGTGGTTCATATTGTCCACATATAGTATCGTCATGCACTACTACGAAATCTACTTTAGATGCTGGTGGTAGTTTATATTCGTCAAATACAGGAAACTCTATTAGTGCTGAATAAAGATTAGCTATATTATTCTCTGTGATGAATGTCATATTGCAGCTTTAGGCTTAAATAGTTTAGCATCAAATACTGCTGTTTGGTTTATCTCTGGAAAGTAAATAAAGACTGCATGTTTACCCTCATAGCTATCAGATTTCCAACAGCCTTCATGGTTTGCATGACCTTTATCTGTAGCATACGCAGCATAGTCATAACCTTGTAAACCTTGTTTTTTAAAGATACATTCTTCTGTGGTTAAAACTATTTCACCTGCTTCAGTAGGCATACTCATTTCTTTTATAAGTTCTGTAGCTAATGGCACATTTATTAATAGTAACCAAGATATTACTAAAACTGTAAAATAAAAAAGTGTTTTCATTTTGATATTTGAGTCAACAAAAATACAATAACAAAGCCTGCTGTGCCTAAAAGTATTTGTTCTAGGCGTTTGAGTCTTGCGTTTATTTGCTCATAACGTAACGCACAAACTTCTTCATGCGTACTTAAACGTGATTCTACGTCTGACTTTACCATTACTATTCCTTATTCTTGATTATTAAGTAAGCCTTGATATGGCACAAAAGGTGCTGTTCTAGGCGTATATTGTGGAGTAGCAAGTAGTCTTTGACCTTGTGGTGTCATTAAACCATATCTAGCACCAAGTCTTGCAGGTGCTAAAAGTGATAATGCAGGAACACCAGTCATAAAGTCAAAAAGACCACCTGCTCCTGCCCCATATAAATCTAATGGTGAAAATGGTGCAGGTGCTTCTGCAACTACTTTAGTTGTCTTTGGAAATGCTTTAGCATATTTACCTACTAAAGCTAATTCGTCTGTAATAGGAACACCTTGATCTAATTGTTTAGCTATCTTCTTAGCATCTACAGTTCCTGTTTGTGGATTTAATGCTTTTTCTACTGTAAATGTTTTAGCAATATATCTTCTTGCATCTCTAAACTGATTAATAAGTTCAGGTTGACCTAATTTAACAACATGGTTTTCAATAGCCTTTTCTAACTTATCTGCTTCAGCTAAGTATCTATTACCACGTGCTACTTCTTTAGGATTAGGTTTCATAATGTTAGTACCTGATCTTAAATAAGCACTACCATCACTACGTAACTCTTTTAGCTTTTGAATAGCTGTTGCAGCGTCTATAGTATATGTATCAGGTATATCTTGCATAAGAGCATTTTTACCACCTGTTACTTTATTAATACCTGTCACAATATTAGAGAAAGGATTTTTGTTACCTAAACTAATAGTGCCTGTTTCAGCAATAGCTTCATAAGCAGGATATACAGATGTTCTAGCATTTTCTAATACTTCTGTTGTGAGTGGTGCATCTTCAGGTAAATCTAAATATCTCTTAGTAAGGTTATTTGTTACTTGTTGATTTCTAGCACTCGCTAACTCTTCTGTTTTAAATTTACCAGAAATACCTTCTAAGAAACGACCTGTTTTTTTACCACCTACATCTGTAGGTAATGCTACATAACCAGCATCTCTACCTAGTTTTAATGTTTCATCTCTAGTGGCATTTTGTAATTGTTGAGTAGATGGTCCAATAGCTTTAGGTCTTACAAGTCCTGCACCTGCTAAACTACCACCTAAACCAGCTAAAGTTTGTGCAACTGTACCACCACCTAATTCTTGTGTTGCTGCTTGTCCTAAACCACCACCGGTAGCTGCTGCTGCTTGTGTAGGTGCATTTGCAGTAAATGCTTGTTGAATAGTTTGACCTAATTGTGATACAGGTTTAAATGCTTGTGCTATAGTTCCAGCTCCTAATGTACTAGCTAAAGCTCTTGATGGACCTGCCACTAAATTTTCTAACCCTGGTTGAGGTGTAGGAAAGTTTAAACTTTCTGCAAGTGGTTTTCTTTGCAAACTTTCAGGTAATACAAGGTTCAATGCACCACGAACAGGTGAAGCTAATACATCAGCAGCCTCTGTTAAATAACGACCTGTTAATCCTAATTGTCTTTGTAATCTATCAGTAATGGGAGGTAATGTAGCTTGAGTTTTATCTTTTGACTCATCCCATGTAATGTCTTGTGGATTAATTCCAGGCGATTCATCCCAAGTAATATCATTTGGATTAATTGCCATATTCTAAACTCCCATCAGAATATTGAATAACTGTTCTACCTGTTTTATCTTTACCTGTTCTAACAACTGTTTTTGATTTAACTTCTGATTTAGTTTCTGTAGGTGCAGCACGACCAGCTTTTTTAAATGCTGCATCAAGTAATCCTTCTAATCGTTTAGCTTTATCTGCAACTGTTTTAGGTTTATCGCCTAATTGTGGGAAGTAAGATTGACGATATGATTCTAATTGCTCTCTATTATAAGCAGCACCTGTTCCTAATGTTAGTGCTGAATCAAGAATATCATATTGTGCAGCTTCTACTTGTTGTCTTGCTTCTGGATTAGTTAAGTTTTTAAGATAATCAGAACGAGTAAAGAATTTAACAGCTTCAGCTGTGACATTTGGACTAGCAGCAGATGGTTGTTGACCTGTTACTGTTTTTAATTGATTAAGTGAATTATTAAGTCTTTCAGACAAGAAACCTGCTGTTCTTTCACCTTCTGTTAATTTTTCACCTGCTTTTTCAGGAAGTTTAACATCACCTTGAATAATATTGCCACCCATATCTCTAACTGGATAACCAGGTATTTTTGGAATATACAATAATTTTCCATTAACATCTTTTTGTGGTTCACCATAAATATCTTTTAATCCTAGACCACCACCTGTTACTTTATATTCTTGTATTGCTTCTCCAGTATCTTTATTAATAAGAATTTTTTTACCACCTACATCAATAACATCTGTATTAATTTTTTGTTGTTTAGGAGATGTATATATTGGTTCACCTGTATTAACATCAACAACAACGCCATCTACGACAGCAGTATCTCTTTTTTGTTGTTTTGCTGGTGATTGATATATGACCTTACCAGATTTGTCTACTAAAGCACCATCTACGTTATATAAGTTATCATCTCTACCAGATAATAATTTTGCTCTAATAGCTCTATCTATTACATCTTGAGATGCACCCATACCACCTAAAACAGCTTTACCTATGTATGGCAATGGTGAACCTGCATTTAAATTTTTAGGCGTAGCTAGATATGTAGCAGCAGTTCCTAATAAGCCTTGTATTAATGCTTGATTACGTAATTTAGCTTCATCTTCGTCTTTTAATATGCCACTAGGTATAGTGCTACCAAAAGGTGTCATGCCTTCAAACAAACTACCAATACCAGATGTAACTGGATTAGTAAGTGCTGAAATTGGGTTGTTATCAAATAATGCCATGATTTATCCTATTAAAATTGGTCGTCTTGATGATTGTAATAAACTATTAAACTGTGGAGTAGGCACAGGACCTTGTTGACCCATAAGTTGTTGTGCGCTTAACATTGGAGATGGTTGTAATGGAGCTTGTGATGGAGTCATTCTATCGTATAAATTTAATCCTAAAGTTCCTGCTTGAAACGGATTAGCTTTAACTGCATCTATAGCTGAACTACCTAAATTCTCAAAAAAGCCTTGTCCATATCCACCACCTGTAAAGTCTGCAGATTTACCTCTAGCAATATCAGCAAAATTTGGAGCATATTGATTTAATACGCCATCTGAATATGTTTGCATAGCATAAGAACTTGGATTAAATGCTGCTGCATTTCTACCAGCTTCGCTCGTCATAAAGGCTGGTATATTTTCATTCATAAATGTAGTTGGCACACTAGGAATTGGTCCAGGAACTATTCCTTGATTTAAAACTTTAGAGCCGCCTGCACCACTCATAGCACCACCTAGATAGCTACCTGCGCCACCTAATGCACCACCAATTGCTGCATTTTGTAGAGAAGAGCCTAGGCTTTTTCCTCTAAGCAAAGATGTACCACCGCTTACACCAGCTCCTACCATTGCTGCTGTTATTGGATCACTCATTATTTGCCTACCTTTCCTACTACATAGCAGATTGGTTCTAAGATAGCACGATAAATCATGCCATAAACATCACGTTTTTTACCTCTTTTTTGTTTCCATATATCAGCAGTCCTATGTCTTGCGATATGCTCTAAAACACCCCTTAAAATGCGTTGTAGGGCATTCTTTTCACCTGCTTTGTAAGCATAGTTTACTAATGGTAAGAATAAAGTGTGATAACCTTTTTCGTATGCTGGATCTAAGTCTTTAGATTGAGCTAACCAAATAGCATTACGGAAGCTGCCAAATCCATATTCAGCATTCATAGCTGTACATACAATCTTACCACCACCACTAGATGTTGTTTCTGATCTGGTAGTTAATGGTTGACCTGCTACTGTAGATGTAAATTGTGCAAGTCTTTGGTATGGTAAGTTTTGTTGGAAGTTAAAGCGATCAAGTTCTGCTTGTAGAGCTTGTTGAGCATAGTTCTCACGTGCTTGACCAGTTTGTAATAGTTGGTTAATAGGCTGATAAGCTGCTTGAGCCATAGTAGGTGCATTTCGTGCTGCTTGTTCTTGTAAGCCACGTTCTGAAGCATAGTTTTGATATGCTGCTTGACCTGCTTGGTTTGTTAAAGCGTTAGCTAGGTTTTGTTGTGATAGACCTTCTAATTGTGTTTGTGCTCCTGAACCATAACGACCTGCTTGTGCTGCACCACTACGTGTAGAACCAATAGCTTGTTGATATGCCTGTGTAGCTGCTTCTTGTCCTGGTTTTAATGCTGCTTGTAGATAAGGGTTAGCACCTAAATATTGACCACCTACTGCACCTTGTTGTTGTGCTAATGCTTGGTTAATAAGAGGGCTACCTGCTCTTGCTTGTTGTTCTGCCATAGTAAGTGCTGATTCTGTTTGTGCAGATGGACTTACGTATGTTTGACCAGCGTAATATTGTGGTGTATATGTTTCGTAAAGTTTTTGAGCTTCTGATAAACCTTTTTCAACATAAGGTCTCATAGATGGGTCAATACCAGAAGTAGTCGTTTGTGACTGACCACCACCACCGCCACCACCATAAAATGTAAATGACTCCACTAAACCTGTAAGCCAATTAGATAAATTCAGTAATTTCATATTTCTTTCCTTAAAGTGTATATTCCCATGTTGAAGGTTTAAAACCCATTTGTAGAGCTTTTTTATCCCAACCACGTCTTTGAGATGTAAAAGTAATTCTTGTTTTACTGCCTTGTTTTGCTATTGCTTGTATTTCTTGAAATGCTTGTGTTAATAATAAATCGTCATTAATTGATGACCATGCTGCCCATACATGAATTGTATTTCCCATAGGCTGTAATACTACAAAGCCATAGGGTTTGTTATCGGTTACTGCTAGAAATACCATAGAACGTTGTTCATAGCAGTCACAATAGACATCTTCCACAATCCATTCAGGACTACCTTTACTTCTTATAATCTCTAAACCATGCTTAATAAACTGCCAATTAGCACGTAATTGGTCTTTAGGTATATAATGTAAAATCATCCTACTATTATATAACGATATACCTTATTCGTGCCTGTATTTGCAGGGTGACTAATGGTTGCAGTACCTTGAGATTGTGAGCTAATGTAAGGTTCTGTAAATAAGTTTGTGGTGAATGAATTAGCACTTAAATACTGAATAGTTACAATAGCACTAGGTGTTACAGGTCTAGTAGGATTACTTTGTGCTGCAATATGTTCTATGATAACTGCTGTAGAAGTAGTAGCCCATGCTAAACTTACATAATCATTTTTAGCGAGTTCTATATTAAAGTTTAATGCTGCAATCACATGACCTTTAACGCTACCATGTTTACTGTCTATAGAAAATTTACTATTAGAACCTGCAACATCTGATCCATTTTTTCTAAGCCATATATCTACATCTTGTATTTGTGAATCATCATTAGCTAATTGAATACTAAACTGCACATTATAAAGTCCAGAATAATCTACTTTTACTTTATAACTATCTACAAGACTTGTGCCTAAAGAATAGTCTGTAGTATTAAGTGTAATATCGCCTGTAGCTGTAACAGTCGCTAAACTTTGATCTGTGGTATCTTGGAAAGCACCGTATGGAAAGTATGTACTAGCTGCTGTTTGTGATAAAGGTTCTAACCCAATATATGAGTTATATCCTATACGTTCATCATTAATAGTAGTAGATACTGCACCACTAGCGACTAATGTAATTGTGCCTGTATTGTTAGACTTACCTTCTACAAGATTGTTTACAATTTCTGCTACACTTCTTGCATCACCACCTGTCCAAGGTAGTTTACGGTACATATCACTACGTGCCATTATCTTGTTCCTTGTTCAGAGTATTCTATATCCATTCCAATTGCAGAGAACCAGTTAGCACCTGTAGGTGTTAAACTTACTCTATGATAACGACCTGCACTTCTTACAGAGCATCTATCTTCTTGGTCTGTAGTTTTAGATGTAGAGTATGTAATAGTATCGTCTAGCATTTTACGACTTGCTATTTGTATAGTAGCTGATCCATTATCTACAGATGGTCTAATAAGTGTAACTACAGAGTTATAACCATATTCTAGGTCATTAGTAGTTAAATTAGCTGTAGCATAAGTTCCTGTAAATGTAACAATTTTAGCATCACGAACACCACCAAATAAGAATTTACCACCTTTATAAAGTCTATCATCCATAGTGGTTACAAGTGTATCTATTGTTTTAGCTGCTGCTGCACTTGCTGCCATATCTATAGCAACACCTGTGCCTGATCCTACACCTGTAGCTGTGAATAATACGCCTACTGTGTTAGCAACTGCACCTATAAGTGTAAAGTCTGTAGTGCCTACTGTTCTAATTGTATATGATTTACCTACTGTAAATGAACCTGCTGATACATTGTAAGCAGAGTCTAGTGCATCTAAAGATGTACCTGAAGTAGCTAATGTAGAAAGATAATCTACATCTGTATCTGCTTCACACCATTTTTTAGTTTCATAGTTATAGATAAGTAAAGCTCTATTACCAGATACTGTGGTGTAATTCCAAATAACTAGGTTACGTTCAGGATCAACTGCTGCTGATATAGAGTCAATATCGCCAATGTTAGCATTAGAGTAGAAGTATCTATCTACCTTTTCTGCACCAATACCAATGATGTTTTGACCATCACAAGAATAGAATCCATCATCTGATAAGAAGTATGTAATACCACCATATTGTGCAATAGAACCACCTTCTATACAACCAATGTTTCTTGAAATTGTGTCAAATTGGAAGAATAATGGTGAGCCAATATATGACATACGTACAATGGCTTTTTCTAAGAATACAATACCAAATTCACCACCTGATATACCAGTAATGTCACCACCATCTGGAATATCTTGGTAATCTGATTGTGATGCAGCACCTGGTGTCCAGTCTGTAGGGTCATTGATATCTGACCATTGAACACGTGAAGGATATGTACCTGCACCTATATTAGCACCTACTACAAAGTCACGAACTACTGTAACGTACTTAGCAACTGGAGCTGCTGCAGATAAGTCTGCAAATAATGATGATGAGTTTACATCATAATATTGTATCTTTTCAGAACCATTAGCAGCTAGTGCATAGTTACCGAATTGAACAAATTGCCATCTATTTGTACCTGTATAGCCACCTGATTTAGATACGTCATCTAGTGATAAGTCCGAACTATCTAGTTTGTATAGTTTAGTAAGACCACCTGCAAACACAGATACGTCATTATCTACTTTAGTAGCATATACATTAGTTAAGTTTTCAGATGCAGAACCAGAGTAATCTACTGCTGACTTAAATGGACCATATCCTACAGCTAATGGAATAACATTATTAGCTTCTGATACTGCGTCTAGAATAGATGGTTGGTCAGGTAACCAGTCTTTAAAAGCTATGCGTTGTATAGGCATACTAAGCTCGCATAATATAGCAAAGTGCATAGTATGGTGGTAAGTTAGCATTAGTGCCACTTGAACCTGTTGTGCTATTAGATACTGTGATTCCTGTGGATGCAGAGCTTGTAGTAGCAGTAGTTCCAACTGCGCCTACATTATTACCACCACCAGCAACACCAAGAGTAGTAAATGATGTATAACTATGAGTATGTGTTGGGTCTGTTACTGTTGCAGTATGGGTATGGCTTACTACGATAGCATCTGCACTACCACCAGTAGCACCTACAGCGTAAGTTGAACCTGCGCCTACTACAAAACGATTACGTAAGTCAGGTGTAGAGTTAGATCCATCACATAATAACCAACCAGTAGGAATAGATGCTGAAGAACCTGACCATATAATAATACCACCACTAGGAATAGCACTTCCCCATGTGGGAGTATTGCTACCACCTGCTGATATTAAGACTTGACCAGAAGCTCCTGCTGTGCCATCTAGTTTAAAACTACCTGTAACGTCTAATGCGCCAGATGATACTAATGTACCTGCTACTGTAAATGGATCACCACTTGTTCCTGCTTGTTGGTCTTTAAGTAAAGCCATAAGAGAACGTATAGCATTGTTTACGTTAGCTGGTGAACATCCTTCAGCAATATTGATATTGGTAATATCGGTATTATCTGCTGCGGTTGCACTAAATTCTGAAATTTTGGTTTTTGCCATCTTTTATCCTTGTCTTAACCATGTGTTAGTTCCTGGTGCGACTTCTGTCCATACATCTACACTAGGGGTTGTATCTGTCCATACTTCACTTCCTGGGGTGACAGGAGTCCATCCTTCACCTTGTATTACTCCGTTTGCTGTAACTGTTGCTATAGGTGTAATAGATGCACTAGCACCTGTAACAATGCCACCTAAACAATATACTGTAGCATTTCCTACTATTTGACCAGAACCACTTACTTCATAACCTGCTAAACAAGATACAGTTGTTGTGCCTGTAATACTTGCAGAGTCTGTTCTGATAACTACATAATTAAGTTCTACTGTGCCATTAGCAGTAATAGATGCTGAACCTGCAATCTCAAACGATCCTATTGCAGTTACAGTTGCATTACCTGTAATAGAACCTGATCCATCTCTTATGCGTAAGTAAACAGCATTTACATTAGCAGTTCCGTTTATAGAACCACTATCTAATCTAATTCTTGTTGCACTACCTGTAACAGTAGCGTCTGCTGTAATAGCAGCACTAAATGGTTTTATCGCATTAGCATTAGCTGTAACAATTGCGTCTGCATTTACTTGAGCAGAGGCTAATACTATACCCCCTATTTTCCCTAAGGTGCTGAAGGAGGTTTCAGCAAAGGAGGATATGCCAAACATTATTCACCCCAGTTTTGTGCGTTTAATACCTCTATGAGAGCTTCTACTGTTGTTGATGCTTTGATATCATTTTCTAATCTGTTCGCTTCTGTGACGATTTGTGTGCGTTTTAGAGCTATTTCTTCAGGGATATCTACATTACGTTCAGCTTTACGGATAATATACCAATCTGTAGATGCTAATAGTTTACCTGCTGTATCTTTAATTTGTGCAACAAAGTTAGATTTTAAACCTTTAGTAGTAGAACCATCTTCTTCTAATTTATCTTCTAGTGCTTTAGGGTTATTAATATCACCGTTCCAGTAGAATCTATCATCTGCACGAACAGGATCAGCTACCCATGTAATGCCAATAGCTAGTTTTTGCTCTTCTGTAGATTGATTGAGCCATTGTGGAGGATAAGTAATGCCATTTGCATCAGTAAATTGCACTCCTTCTGCCAAAAACTTATCATTTAAATAAAATGCCATACTAAACTCCTGTAAATTTATTTCGTTTTTTTGAATTTTCAGAAATAGTTAAATATTGTAAATTTTCTGAAACATGAAGCCCTGATACTAATTTTCCTCTTAAAGGAATAATGTGATCTACATGATAACCTTCTGGTCTATTCATATAAATTTCTTTTATTTTGTCTTTATCTGCCCATTTTGGACATTGTTGTTTTATAACTAATCGTCTTGTTGCGTTTCTTATTCTGTTTAATAATCTTACTTTATCTGGATTTTTTTTAGCCCAAGCTAAATTAACAGCCTTTACTTTTTCTGGATTAAGTTTCCATTTTAATCTACTGCGTTCACGTTGATTCTCTATATCATTTTTATATCTTTGTCTTGCTAAATTTTTGATACGTTCTTGATTATTTGCGTACCATATCTTTCTTTTTTCTTTTTCTTTAGCACTACATCTTTTTTGTTTTTTACATTCAACACACTCATTATTAGATGTATATCTTTGAGATATATGACCATTTTTACAAGGTTTACCTGTAAAATACATTTTAGAATTTAAAGGTGCTATTCTTGGTCTAGCCATATTTTATCTTGCGTTAGCGTTTTTAAATGGGTTTTCTGCAAATGCCATATAAATGTAGTTATTAGCCGATTGATTGAATGAAGCATCACTACCTCTAAATTTAAAACCATTACTTAATATATCCATAGTGGTAAATGTGCCTTCAGCACCTGATGTAGATGCTAATAAATATTTATCTACTACGTTATATGTATTTCTTGCAGTATCAACCATATACCAGTTAGCCGTTGTATCTGTAACCTTAATCATAATGAATTTAGGTCTAAATCCTGTATATACAAACACACCATCTGTAGAACCATTACCTGTGTAAGAACCAAATTTACTAAACCCTGCTATTTCTGCCCAGCAATAGGCTATTGTTGAAAGTGAACCAGCATACCAAGTTCCAACAGTAAATACATTTGATGTAGGTGTTGTATTGTTCCAATATTGTAAATTAGTTGTTGTTGCTCCTGTTGTATTTAAATTTACAATACCTGTATTTCCTATAGAAGCATGATACACATTCCAATTAGCACCTGATGTATCTGTAATTAATTTTGTAATTATAAATTTAGGTGCAACACCTAATCCATGACCTACAGTTCCTGTTCCACTAGCTTGTGATGTAAATTTAACAACACTAAATCCAGCAGTTGTGTTTACAGATACAGTAGATGTAATAGAGCCTGAAGTGTTAGATGATGTTGAGCCTCCTGCTTTCCAACACCATGCTACATAGGTAGCGGCATTGGTATTCATTTTAGCTAATGCACCTAGTGTAAAGCCATCACTATTAAACGCAGTTAATCCTGTAGATTGTGTAGTCTCTGCTGCTGTTGAGTTAGATACTAAGTCTTTAGTAGTTCCACGCACAGAATCATATAAAGCATGATCTGTAGCACCACTTCTACCTTTTACCCAAACAAAGTCAGGTTGAAATCTTAATCCTGTAATAGTATTAGTAGAGCCATTTCCTGTATAAGTTACTGCTTGGAAATAGTCATCTCCTCTATTTATTGTTGGCATATTACTTCCTTATATTTGCAATTATCAAAGTGATATACAGACTTTGTTCTAGCACTTATCTCTTTAAAACAATGTGGGCAATTAACTCTAGGGTCTTTGCCTCTTGGCTTTCCAAGTTTTGCTAAACTTAATTTAGCTTTATGTTCTTCTGTAAACTTTCTTCCTACTTGTGCTAATCTTATCTTTTCTATATGATCTAAAGAATGACTACCACGTTTCTTTCCTAGCTTGGCTAATCTCATCTTTTGTTTAGCTTCATCTAAATGCACCTTACCAAACATAGGATGTTCTTTTCCAGCCAATGAAGCAGAAAATTTATTAGATGTTTGCTTTGCACCATTTAAACACAATGGGTCATTAAATAGTTTATTGTGCATTTCTATTTCATAAGCTAAAGCATCTTGTTTAGTATCAAATACACCAAGAATTATCTTGTCAAGTAAATGCTTTTCATTTAATACTAAATATCTATAACGACTGCATCTTTCAGACTTACCTTTAGATGTGCCTAAATACTCTTTTGTATTCTCTGGCGTTGCTCCAATAGCATACTTTGAGCCTATATAAAACTCACCTGTTTCTCTATGCTTAACTTGATATACATACGCCATACTAGTATTTTACAGGTTAAATGTGTTTAGTGCTACAAAGCCTGTAGGAGGTGTGTATGCGAATGGGCGTTGTCCGAAGTTAGCGTTTATTACAGAACTTGTTTGCCCAGAGAATGCTGGAGAAAATAAACCACTTAAGCCTGTATAAGCAGTTCCTTGACTTGTATTGTTTTTATAAAATGTAAGTGTTCCTGCATCCATATCTAATGCAATACCAATTACATCATTAGTTGTATAAGATGCACCATAAGAAACAAAACTTGCATTATTTGCTTTAGTTCCTGTTTGAGAAAAATATCCATAACTTCCAGATGAACTTCCAACATAATTTTCAGACCATGCTGCATCTGCAATACCAACTAAAACAGCAGATGTTCCAACAGCACTAATGGTTGCTTCCCAATACCATTTTCCACTAGATACAAATATAGTACTTCTTGTTCCATAATTTGTGTCGCTAGTATTTAAAGTTAAATTTGCATTTGAAATTGTTACATTAGATAAATTTTTATCAATAGGATTAAGCACAGCATAATTAGCCACAGTCGCACTTGTATTAGTAGGACTATCTTTCATAGCATCATAGGTTGTGCCTGATGTTACAGATATGTTATTAGTAGTCCAGTAGTTAGCGTTACCACTAAAGTCTTTACCTAGACCTGCATTAGAACCTGATGTGGTAGCTATGTCAGAGAATTTAAGGTAGAAGCCATTAGTGCCATAAGTTCCTGTGTAGGCTTTTGGTTTCCATGAACCTGTGGTTGTATCTGTTTCGCCAAAGTCTGAAGGTGTTTTAGCTTGTCCGTCAATAAAGTTTACTTCAGCCATGTAGCCATCAAAGTATTCAAAGCCTGACCAACCTGCACCTATAGAATTGTTAGCGTTTGCACTTGTTAATTGTGAGTCGGCATTTTGTGCTGGATAGTTTGCAGTTCCAAATGCAGTTACTTGCGTTCCATTCACATACATTTTAACTCTATTGGAAGCAGTTGCTTGAGTAGTGTCTATTGCAATAACAATGTGATACCAAGCTGAAGGGTCTCTAAATACTTGTGTAGTTATTAATGCGTTATTTGCAGCACCACCAAATTCAACTCTTAAAGTGTCATTATTAAAGTTAATTTCTGTAGAGTTAGCTGCACTTCCATTATATCCACCCATTAATCTATAAGTTGTTGAGCTACTTAAAAGACCTCTTTTTACCCAAGCAGATAATGTTTGAATTTTATTGTTTGTGCCTGTTGATGCAAAAGTTCTTGATAGCCTTGCACTAGCACTAGATCTAAAGCGAAGTGAGTTATTTACATCATATCCACCAGCAGAGATGGCATTGCTATTGTTTAGTATAGCCATATTAGCTTAAAGCTCCAGAGCAAGTGCAATAAGCATTAGTTCCATTATCTAAATATGAAATTAAATATGTACCTGCTGCACTTACTGTTGATAAGAATGTTGAACTTACTTTAGTCGTAGCTGCTGCACTTACAGCATAACCACTAGAGTTAATAAGTAATACATAGCCTGATTGACCAGCAGTATGGTTAGTAAATGTCAACGTAAATGTGCCTGTAGGTGTGCATACAAAGTTATTAGTGACTGATAGATCAAAAGAACCATCATTGTCAGTAGTAATTGTACCACGTTGTGAAGCAGTCCATGTAGATGCTGTGCCAGGTGCTGCATAATCTGAACCAGCAGAAGCTGCAGTAAGTCCAGTAGAACCATCACCTTTTTGGAGTGCTGTACTAGAAGTTAAGCCAATAATAGTATCGCCTGACTGTAGTTCTTGTATTGTTGTGCCATTAAGCACTAATGAATATCGTGTTGCCATAATTGTCCTTAACTGATTCCTACGTTAATTGTTGAACCACTTCTGTTTAATACAGGTAAATAACCATTAGCTAAAGCAACGTCTGCAGTTGTGGTATCTCTTTTAGTTACTACCATTTTAGTAGGTAAATTACCTAAGTAAATTGCTTTTTCAGCAGGGTAGGTAACGAATACATCTTTTGTACCTGCACTAAAGTTTACTGCACTTCCACCATTGCTAGACTCTAATATAGTGTCACGAGATAAAGTAGTGCCTGATAGCGTGTATGTTCCTACACCTACTTCCCATTCATTTGTATTGGCTAACTGTATCGTATAGAACGTAGTATTAGTATCACCAATTACAGAGAATGACTGAAAGCCTGTCGCAGCACCACCTAATGTAACAGTACCTGTGCCTGTAGTGGTAGTGGTTTCTCTTACCCTATCTTTTACGACTAGAGCCATGATTTATCCTTACGCTAATGTAACTGAAAGGTTACCTGTTGAAATCTTAAAGATATCGCCAGTATCAATTGCTTTCGCTGTATCTAAAGCTGTATGGTATAAAAGATTACCACCTGTAATTGCATCATTAATACCAATCCAACCTACTGTTCCAAATGAACCAGTTGCTGTTGGGAATGTTACGTCAGCATCATTTAATACGTTACCAGATGTACCTGAAGCTGTTGCAAATGATACTGCTGTTCTAGCATAGCCAGTACCAGATGTGCTAACTTCTGTACCTGATCCGTCATCTCCAGGGTTTGAAGTCCATAATGATACATAAACTGTTGCTGGTGCTGTGTATGTTGTACCGTTTAGAGTAGCATTTAATAGTGCATTCTCTAGGTAGTTACTCATTTCTGCCATGATGTTTTTCCTTTATAAATTATCGTGGTGTTACACTTAATGTTGTGTATGAATAGGTTTGTCCAAGATCGCTTTTCTTGATGTTTGCAATTGCTCTATCATACAATGCTGACCATGTTGCAATTCTTGGATCATTCATTAAGTATGGTTCTGCTTCTGCTAGAGTTGCGTAAAGTAAAGCGTCTGGGTAGTATGCTAAATACAAGTTACTAGCTGTTGTGCTAGAGATAAATGTAGGTTGAGCATAGTATAAAATTTGAACTGTATAT